TTATGTTTGACGCGTGCAACCCCCGCCAAGGCTCTACAGCAGCATCTCCCCCTGAACTGACCTCGCCAACATCCCCGAAAGTGAACCGATGACCGACCCCACTCTGAGCGACCTGCTCGACGAATCGACATGGCTCGAATGGCGATCGCGCGCGATCCCGGGCGAGGGCAGCGACCTCGTGACGACCGAGCAAACTCGCATCGAGTTCCTCGAAGGTGCGAAGCTTCTGCGGCTCGACAAGTTCGTGCGCGCGGGCGACGGCGGCACCGGGCCGACGCCGATCCAGCTCGTGATCGCGGACATGCTCAACGCCGGCCACTTCCTCAACGGCATCCTCGAGCCCCGCCGCACGACGAAGACCACGAGCATCCAAGCCGTGATCCTCGGACGCTGCTCATGGCGCGACGACTACCAGGTCGGGTGGACCCTCGCGACCACGGGCGCGAAGGCCTCCGAGCGGTTCCGCAAAGACATCGTGGCGCACGTCGAGCGCGCCTATCCCGACAAGAAACGCCGCCCGTTCGACATCAACGTCGGCAAGGGAACCGAGCACATCGCGTGGTCTAACGGCTCGTTCCTGAACGTCTACGCCCCGGGCGGGGACGGGTTCCGATCGGGCGGCTTCGACCTCGGATGGGTCGACGAAGGCGGCGAGGCTGAGCCCGACCTATCCGAGGATCTAACGATCGCGGTGCTCCCGACGATGGACACTAAGCCCGGGGCGCAGTTCGTCGTCTCGGGCACGGCCGCGAAGTACCGCGGCGGCAACCTGCTCTGGGACACCCTCAACGACCCGGACGCCGGGGTCATCCGACACGGCATCCCCGACACCGTGGACCCCGAAGAACTGGAGTCGTGGGAGCCGACCGAGGACCACCCGCGCGGCCGCGTCCGCGCCCTCATTGAGCAGTACCACCCGGGCGTCGGATGGACCACGCCGCTCGCCTCGGTGCAGCGCAACTTCGAGAAGTTCCCGCGCGAGAAGTTCCTGGCCGAGTACCTCGGAGTGTTCGGCTCCGAGGGGTCGAACATTGGCCTCATCGCGCCCGCACAGTGGGAGCGGGCAGCTCGCCCGGGCGACCTGCCCAAGCCGCCGAAGCGGTTCACCCTCGCCATGGCGATCCACCCGGACGGGCTGTGGGCATCGCTCGGCGTGGCATGGAAGCACGCCGACCAGCCCGACGACCTGGTGTCGGCCGCGCTCGCACTCGAAGGCGAGGTCGTGCCCGTCGTCGAGCGCACCGCGGTCGGGCTGCTCTGGCACCAGAACGGCGTGCAGGGCTTCGCGACCAAGGTGCTCCAGTTCGCTCGGAAGTACAAAGTTCCGATCATCTACGACCAGCTCTCGCAAGCGGCCGGCGTGGAGACCGAGACGCTGGCGCGCGCGACCCCGCGGCCGACGCTCACCCCTGCGACGACGACCGACGTGCGCCGCGCCGCGACCAAGATGCTCAAGCTGCTCGACGAAGACACGCTGGTGCACTGGCGTCAACCGCAACTCGACGCCGCGGTCGGCATCGCCGTCAAGCGCCAGATAGGCACCGCGGGCGGCTTCGGATTCGGCCGGCCGAAGGGCGACTACGCCGCCGACATCACCGGAGTAGAGGCCATCTCGCTCGCCGTGCAGTTCCTCGACGACGCGCCCACAAAGGGCAAGGTCGATATCGTATTCAGCTAGCAGCCTGTGGATAACCCACAACGTGAACTTTGACACGTTGTGGGTTATCTACATAAGTTCATCCGCGTGGGATTCCTCGGATGGCTCGGCTTCGGCAGCACAACCCCGACTCTCGGCGTGCAGTCGCCGCTCGCTCCCACCGACCAGCTCGCCACCTTCGCCGTCGACGCATGGATGCGCGACATCGGCAAGCTCGTCACCACCCGCGAAACTGCACTCAGCGTCCCAGGATTGAAGCGCGCTCACCGCCTTCACTGCTCGCTCGTCGCCGGTCTGAACTTCCGCCAGATGATCGACGCGGCCGTGGACGCCGACCAGCCCGGGTGGCTGACCAACAGTGCTTCCGGCGTCTCGCCCTATCACCGGATGTTCGGCGTCACCAGTGACCTGTTCTTCAACGGGTGGGCGTGCCTCGGCTTCACTGAGCAGCTCGACGACGCCATGCACATTCCCTTCGGGTGGTGGGGCGCGGATGCCATGGGCACGATCGTCTGCACCGACCCGCGCATCCCCGACCGCTACCGCGCTCGTCTTGTCGCGATCCCTATGGGCTACGGCGAAAACGGCATCCTCACGGACGGCATGGCCACGATCCGCGCGGCGCTCCGCATCGAGGAAGTCTGGATGGAGCGGATCGAGAACCCGCTGCCCGCCACCAACCTCCACATCGACGACCCGCAATTCGATGGCATGAGCCGCCGCGAGAAGCGCAAGATCGTCGACGACTGGAACGAGAACCGCAAGCGCGCGGGTGGGCAGACCGCCGTCACCCAGTCGTTCCTCAAAGTCGAGTCGCTTGGAACGGTGAGCGCTGACCTGTTCGAGAAGGGCCGCAACGCGATCCGTCTCGACATCGCCAACCATGCCGCCGTGCCCGCCTCGATCATCGAGGGGGCGAAGGACGGCGGCGGCACGGACATCAACTACAGCAACGAGTCCGCCGCGCGGAACGAGCTGTACGACTTCGGCACCAAGGCATTCGTCCAAGCAATCGAAGCGCGCCTCTCGCTCGACGACGTGTGCGAGCCCGGAAAGAGCATCCGTGCCGACCTGAGCAACCTCATGGCCGTCACCAGCCCGAACACCGACCCCACCAGCGCGGACTAGGAGAAGCCATGACAACCAACATCATCCACTTCGAGGGCGGCGACATCCTCGCCACCGCCGAGCCACTCACCATCTCGGGCCTCCTGCTGCCCTACAACGAGGTCGGCCGCACCAACGTCGGCCGATTCCAGGTCGAGGCGGGCGCGGTCGACGTGCCCACCGACCCGATCGCAGTCGGCCTCAACACCGACCACGTGCGCCACGATGTCGTCGGCCGCGCGGTCTCCCTCACTCCGCAGGAGCAGGGCGTGCTCGCCACCTTCAAGTTCGCAGACACGCCCGAGGGTCGCGCCGCCTACGCCGACGCCATCGATCCCAACGGCAAGCGCACAAAGCTCTCGGCCGAGTTCGGTCCCGCAGTCATCAAGGCGGGCAAGCTCGTCGCCGGTCACGCGAAGCTCTGGGGCGCAGCGCTCGTCGAGCGGGGCGCGTTCCCCTCGGCGCAGGTGCTCGCCGCCGACACTCCGGATGCGCCGCCCGCGCCCGAGGTCCACACCGATCCAGACCCGACGCACGTCGACATCGCCGTCGACGTGCTGCCCGACGACATCACCGCGACGACCCCGGACGGGGCCACCGCGGTCTACGAACCTACCGCCGCCCCGGCGCAGGAACCCAACCAAGAAGGAGCGTCCAACGTGACCGCCACTGCTGCACCCACCACGATCCCGGGCGTTCCCCAGGTACTCGCCGCCGAGCACGCCACTACCGAGCCGCGGCCGGTCGACCGCCGCCAGGTGTTCGCCGCGATCGCCGCGGTGCGTGCGAACCCCAACGATCGCGAGAGCGTCCAGGTTCTGGCCGACCTCCAGGACATCAAGTTCGACGGCGACGGCGCGCTCCCGGCCGCGGGCGTCATCCGCCCGAACTGGCTCGGGAAGCTCGACGAGGGCTCGTACGAGCGCGAGTACATCGACCTCGGCAACCACGGCACCGACATCTCGGCTGGTGGAAAGTCGGGCTACAAGATCAAGCGCGGCACCGCAGCACAGCCGATCGCCGGTCCCGCGGGCATCCCGAACGGCGGCAACTGGGCGGGCAACAAGTCCGACATCAACTCCTACGCCGGCCGCACCCAGCTCATCGGTTCGAGCCAGCGCCGCTTCGCTGTGGGTGACGACATCGCCCGCGAGTTCTACGACCTGCCCGGTGGGGCCGAGGTCGTTGACTCGTTCATCAGCCTCCTCCAGGAGGACTACCTGTACTGGTCCGACATGTGGGCGCTGTACGACCTCATCTACACCGCGGGCGCACCGGTCGCTGCGAAGGCCTACCC